AGGGGCGTTTGAAGACCTGACACAAAAACAAATTGAAGGCACGGGCGCAGCGTTAGAAGCGCGGAAGATATTGGAGGACACGGCGATGGGTGGTTTTGACCGTATGAAAAGTTCGGTTGAGGCTTTGGGCATTGCTTTTGGCGAAGTTTTGTTGCCGGTATTTAATGCCATTACAAAAGTCGTCGCGGCGCTTGCTATCCAATTGAGTACAATGAGCAAGACCAGTAAAACATTTGCAATAATCGTGGGCACTATTGTGTCGGCCATTGGGCCATTGCTTTACATTATGCCTTCGTTGGTTATTCAATTGAAATCAGCAAAAACGGCCGTGCTTGGGTTGAATGCTGCAATGCTCACAAATCCATACGTACTTGCGACGGCCGCCATTGTCGGTTTAGTCGCTGCTGCGGTGGCGCTTGCAAACCACACAGGAACGGCAGCGGATGAAGTGCGAGATTTACGTGGGGAGTTGGCCGGCTTAGAATCGGACAAGGCCAAGCGTGAAGCATCTGAAAAACAGGTAGAAGCAGCAACCGCAGCATACGAGGAACAAAAGAAAGTTGTAGAAGGCATTCGCGCGATGATGCGCGTGGGAGATGCGATGGACCAAAAGATGCACGCGCGCACTTTGGTACGGCAGCAGGAAAGTTTGAAATTAAAAGAGCAAGTTCGTGACGGTGTCAAAAAAGAGCATGAAGCGCTTTTGCAGACCCAGCAGATGAGCGTTTTATTTGCCAAGCTTGAAGCCACGAAAGTTAAGCCGGCAATTGAGGAAGTCAACGAAGCGGTAGCGGTGCAAGGTGAAACCTTGGGAATGCTTATTAACCGACTAGAAGAAACGCAGGTAGCAGCAACAAAGGCAGCCGACCCGAAAGCCTTGGGCGCTTTGATAAATATGTTGGAAGAAACGCAGGTTGCCGCGTTTAATGCCGGCGATGCAATGGCTGATGTAGGTGTAGAAAGTTTGACCGTTATGGATGCATTAAAAGCATCAGCCGAATCATTTGGAACTATTATTGGTGAATCATTTGGCTCCATGATTTCTGGCGCTAAGTCAGGAAAGGAAGCGATGAGAGAGATGGCGAAAAGCGTGATTCTGGCGGCGCTTGCTGCGTCACAGGCGCAAATAATACAAGCCGCAATTGGAGCAGGTAAAGACCTTGGGCCGGCGGCGTTAATTGCAATTCCTGCATTTATTGGAGCGGGCATTGCTTTCGTTGGTAGCCTGTTCAAAGATATTCCAGCCTTTGCGGATGGCGGAATTGTCAGCGGGCCGACGTTGGGGCTTGTGGGTGAATATCCCGGTGCAAGCACCAACCCGGAGGTAATTGCGCCGCTAGATAAATTGCGCTCCATGATGGGGGGGCAAAACGTAGTTGTAACCGGTAAGATTTCCGGGCGTGACATCTTGTTAACGAGCGAACGAAATGCAATAGACCGAAACCGAGTTAGAGGCTTTTAAAAATGGCGAATCCAATTAGACTATTTGCGGAATTCAAAGACGACCTTGGAAATGATTATAGGTTAAACATCCACCAAGCCGGTTGGGTGGTAACGCCGCATGAGTTTAACCTTGGCGCGGACGGTTTTACGTTGAGGTATACCGGCGACAATGAAAACCGAATGCAGGGCATAATTGGCAGCGAAGTAACGTTCACGCTGATTGAAAACACTTCTTCGCAAACTGCTTTTTTGGTGGCCCTTGCGACTTCACAAGATGCAGATTTCCAAGTAAGCATCTACAAAGACCCGGACAATACCAACGTTTTATTTTGGACGGGTGTGCTACTATCTGAACAGATTGAATTACAAGATGAAGCTTACCCAATAGTCAACACGTTGACGGCAGCGGACGAACTTGGCAACCTTAAAAACATAATTTACAACAACGACGGTAACCCGTACACGGGCCGCGTCAATCTCGTTGAGCATTTGCACAATTGTATTGCTAAAACGCGCGCGCTTCATATCTATGACAGCACAGATTTTATCATACAATACGCGAACAACTTTTTCCCGACAACAATAGGGAGCACAAACGCGCTTGAAGAATCATTTGTAAATCATAGCGCTTTTTATAACGTTAACGAAGAGGGATTAATTCAATACCTTGACACGTTTACGATACTTGAAAACATCGCCACGACTTTCAACGCGCGTATTTTTTACGCCAACGGTATTTTCAATTTTGTACCAATTGGAGCAGTTGCGGACAATTTAACTTTGACGCTTCACAAAATAACGAAATCGGGTTTATTGTCCGGTAGTACGTTCACAAGTGACACCGAAAAAGTAAACGGTACAGACTTTGTAAAACTTGCCGGCAATGCATCTGCATTTTTACAGCCTTTGCAATTAGTTCGCAGAACTTGGGAAATAAACGCAAATTTGCCAGTTGCGTATGGCCAGCAGTGGCTTCATACCGTCGGTGCACAAACTCCTATGGGTACGGAAATAACTGACTCAGATTTATCTTACAGTCAGGGTTCTACGATAAATTTAGTAGTGAATTATGTGCACACTTGCCAACCCGCATCGCCCCCGATTGTTGGTGGACTTATTGGGCGTATAGTTTTGGAAATGCAGATTAAAATTGGTTCGCAGTATTATGTAAATGACATTTCATTTATTGCATTAGAATTTGTTTACGGCACATACTATGATATAGATGCAGCGCATTCGATGGAAATAACAGACGCGCAATGGAGCAGCACGCCGGGGTACTTTTATTTACCTGTCACCGTTGGTGAAAGTTACGTTGATACAAGTACTGGAATTTATAGCAATGGCAATATGTTATGGAATGCAAACGTAGTTCCTATAAACCCAATCCCCAATATACCTTTAACGATTCCATTGATTTTGCCATCTGACGAAACAGGCCTTACATGTTCCGTAAATGTTCGTAGCTACGGCTCATATGGGGGCCCGTCACCGGGCTTAATCAGCCAAGGAAACCAAGGACATTTGTTAATAGGTTTTTACGCCATGACTGGCAATGACACGAACGGCGACCAAATTGTTTATCAGGCAAACACGGGCAACCACGGCAGAGGTGAATTTGAACAGCCCAATGTATTTTTTGGTTCTAGCGCACTTAATACCGATAAAAATATATTTGAATCTAGTTTAGGAGGCGATGAGCCGTTACCTCTTTGGTCGAGTTTAGCCAATCCCTCAGCAGATACCAGCATACATTCATTGGGCGTTCGGGAAGTTTTGGCCGGTCAAAACGATAGCACACCAATAAAAAGAGGCGGTTATTTCAAAACATTTTTGAGTCCTTTTAACTCCTTGTCATTTGCTGGTAGCACTTATTTACCGTTTGAAACAAGCTTTATAGCCAGAAGTGTTGAGGGTGATTTTGAAGCTTTTGAAATAGTTGAACATGATGACGGAATAGTTGCACCTGAGCCTGAAATAATTGACACAAACGAACCGCAAGATGATAACGGGCCTGTAATTGATTTACGAAACATCGTAGCACAAGAAACACAGGGAATCAGCCCCAACATTTTACGTCGCATGATTCAACAGCCCGTTACGTCAATTGTAAACCGAAACGCAGCAGTTTACAATGTGAGGTCGATTGATTATATGATGTTCAACACTTGGACTGGGGCAAATGGTTCTTCACTTATTTATTTACCTACTGTAACAGGCAACGAAGGCCGCACCATGCAATTTCACAGCGACTCAACATTAGCCGCTAACAAATACGCGGAGCTAAGGCCATTTGCAACAGATACCGGCGTAACAATCGACGGCGCAGCGTCTTATAATTTCGACCGCGCTTACGATGGTATTACTATCTTATGCCACGGAGGCCAATGGTACATTATCCAGAAAAAAGAAAAGTGATGAACTGGGAAATATGGGCGGCACTTTTGCCGGTAATTGCGGGTATTGTAGGCGTTTGGGTGAACCTCAACAGCACGGTGGCCCGTTTAAAAAGCAGGGTTATGCAGTTGGAAATAACACAGGACGAATTTAAGCAGATTGCAAAAGAGTTACTTGTCAGCATCCACAAAATTGAAATCATGCTCGCTAAAATGGAAAAAGAATAATGGCCTGGCTTATCCTTATAACCGTGGGCGCGAACATCGTATACAAAGCGCACCATTACGGCCGCGTGGACGTAGCGGATTTGCTCATTGGAATAATGGCTACCTTTATAATCTAT